TTTTTCTTTCTTCTGCTTTTTTTCTTAGTGCAGTGAAGGCATCATCTAAATCTTTTCCTAATTTGGCAAACTCTTTATCACCTTTGAGTTTTTTACCCAAACCTCGTTTAAATAATGTATCTATAAGTCCTTCTGGAAGATTAAACTTTTTTGTTAAAGAATCTTTAACTACTTGCCTTTGTTCCGTTGTAAGTTTTTTCATATTTTTATACTCCACATTTATACTACTATAAATATAGTTTAAAAAAAAAGTGAGGAATTTTACTTCCTCACATTTACATTTGGTCCTTTAGCTTGTGAATTTGTAGATTTAGAACTTTTTTTAAGTTGTTCTTCTTCCTTTTCTTTAGCCTCAGCAAGTTGTTTATAATAAAACGTTCTGATATGTACTGGTAACCTATAAACTCCTTCTTGAGTGAATCCATTACCATAGTAACATAACTCAAAAATTTGCTTATGGAGCATGACTGAGTAATTAGTCGGTAGGCCAAAAAAACCCCACGCCCATTGGAATGGGCTTCACCTCCGTATCACCAGTAGTTGGATTCGTGAAAGGGAATTCCATATTGATATCAGGCTGGTGTTTCCTAACATTTTCTCGGAATGCTCTTGTATCTCTTGTTAAAAACTTATTGTTGATAAAATCATTGATTGATTTTGCATCTTCTTTACCATCAACAGAGGTAATCATATATCGATACCTTGTAGTTAATTCAGCGGATGGTGCATCTTGATTTAATCTATTTAATGCTTTAATATCAGCATCAATTTTCTTTTCATCACCATGTGTTAATATTCTCCATTGAAGATTTACTCCTGTTGTAGTGGTATATGTATAAGAGTTTTCTCTATTTAGTAGTTCTAAATCAGTTTCTTTTGTTTGTACTTTTGATAAGTCAACAGATGTTTTATGAGCATCACCCATTTCATCTTGTACCTGAACAGTATATTCTGGACCATAACCCAAAATACGAACTGCCAACATTATAGCATTTTTGTCCCCCAATATAATATCATCGATATTAATTGCTTTATCTACTATAATTGACTCAAATAACTTGTCAAGAACCACCCCCTTTCGTATAAGATTCTGTGAAGCAAGAATTTCTTCTTCTTTCGCAGTCATGTATTTTATTTCTATTTCTCCAGATGATAGGGGATTATCTTCTGGATAACATTTACCTTGTGATGGTAGTGATATCACTTCGGTAGGAAAATCGTAATTTGCCATATAACTTTATTTTAATTGTTTCGTATATAAATATATAAGTTTTAAAAAATTAGAAATTAGGCATAAAAAAAGTTCTCACTAAGAGAACTTTTTTCTTTATAAAAATAAGTTGGAGTAGTATTAAAATTCTAAGATTGCGTAATCATAAGAAAGTGTCAATTCAATTGAAGTAGGTTCGTTTGATGACCAATCCAATCCACCGAAGTTTGCTGATTGGATAAATGCACCTTTAAGAGTCCATTGTTCAATTTTATCACCAACAGGTCCTAATAGATAACATTGGATATCTTTTTTATAGAAATCTGCGTATCCATCTCTACCGGTGATAGATTCATGAGAAGTTCTCACCCATTCCATTACTGCTTGTGCACCACTTGGAACAATTGGGTCATAAAGTGTCATGGTAACATCTTGCCAATCCCCTTTACCTTTGAGTTTTCTCTTAACATTGATGTGGTCAAGAACAACAGTTTCAAACTGAATAGTTGGTCTTGTAGCTACTTTTATAAGATATGAAGGAATACCATCAATTTCCATGATGAACCTATTTTGCATCTTAGGTTCAAAGTTGGTATAAAACATATCGTTAAATTCTAATACTTCTGCCATTTTTTTTTCTCCTATTTACTATTATAAATATATAGTTTTTTTATTTTTAATTAATTATGCTGAGAATGATGCTCCTGTCGGTAAGATGTTGAAATCTAACACGATGAATTCAGCAGTTTTTGTTGGTTGTAAGAAAATCTGTCCAGCCAATATATTTCTGTCGATTACATCTGGTGTGTTATTACTCTCATCCATCACCACTCTAAATGCATATAAACCTTGTCTTTGTTGTATTCCTTCTAAATAAGGATTTACAGTATTCAAGAATCTACCTCTTGTTTGTGCCGTATTCTGTTCGAATACTAAGTATCTTGATGTAGATGCAATGTACTTCTTAACTTTAATCATTAATCTTCTTACATTGATTCTATCAAGTGCAGATGCTCTATCTTGTAAAGTTTTCTGTCCAAATGCAACAATACCTTCACCAGGGAAAGATGCGATTGGATTAACTTTTCCTTCATATAGAGTATCTCTCTCAGCGTGTGTTAATCTATTCAATACAGAAACAGCTCCTACGATACCACCTCTGTTTAAACCAGCTGGTGCAAACCATTCAGCTGCTACAGCATCATTGGCTGCGTATATTCCAGGCATCAATACTGATGGTGGAACAGCGGTTAGTCTGTTTGTTCTTGAATCGATTGTTTTAACCCATGGGTAGTATGTACCTACATAGTTAGAATCTAATCCGTTAGCTTGTTCAACTGCTTGTGATATAGTATCTGATGATACATTTCCATTAGATGAGTTGTAAGTTACACCAACAACATCACCGATAAAGAATGCATCTTCTCTAGCTTCTACCATATCAACAATCTTATCAAATACATAAGAGTGATGTCTACGAACAATACCAGGTGCTGATACTAAGTTAATATCAAAATCATCAGGGTTAGATACTGAGTTAATACCTTTAATATATGCGATTGAACCACTAGCGGTTGAAGTTGAACAATTAAATCCTTGTGTGTTACCACTACCAAAGTTTGCTGATGAACCAGCAAGTGCTACTTCAGTAGTTGGAGATAAACCATCAAATCCACCTTGGAATCCAACTAAAAATTGTCTTTTGTTAATATCAACGGCTGCAGAACCAGTCAATTCAAAACCAAATGAATGTGTTCCGTCTGATGTAGTTACAGTTCCATCAAATGCAAATACAGTGTTTGAACCATATCCTGCTCCAACTGGAATTGGTGATAAGAAATGTGAGTTATCAATTTTAACAGTACCTGTCTCTAAATCAATTCCACTAAATTGTACACCATTCGATGCGTTGTTATCTTTAGAATCTATTGAGAAGATTACACCAGGTGTAATACTATCTGAACCACTAAGTGGTGATGAGTATTTACCATGTCCAAATGGTCCTGCAGTTACAGGAAATGAACCTTCTACTTTACATTCTACTCTTACATACTTAGAACGATTTACATAATCTCCGTTTTCAGTTTGTTTTCCGTTTGAATCTATTACAACGTTTCTATCACCTATTACTTTCTTAATGTAATTTGGTGAAGCAGGGTCTAAGTTCAAGTTATTGAATGTTTCTAAGATTACTGGTCTCTTATCTGTATCAGAGTATCCTCTAATTGCGATTGAGAAAGTTGCGTAATCAGTAGAATTATTTGAACCAGCTGCTTTTACGTTAAATACTGCTAATTTAAATTCTTTATTGTAGTTTCCACCATCACCGATAGTATGTAGTCTAAATAAATCACTTCTTTCACCAGAAATCAACTGAGATTGTATCCAAGGAGTGGAAGCGTGTTGAATATCTTGTGTAAATTCTTGAGTACCTAAATCAATTACAGTTACTTTAGAACCACTTAAGAAGTTATTAACTAATGAACCAGCTCTTTTTTCAAAGTATTTGTTCATGTATATTTTTTTAGAACCTCTTGCAGATTCTCCAAATACATCCGATAAATCATTTCCTGCACTTGGTAGTACAGATGCGGATACTCCAGTTCCTATGTTAGAACCACTAATAGAGAAAGCTGATGCCGAAGGTTGACAATCTATAATACCAGATAGAGGTTCACCATCACCAAGTACACCAACAGATTCATCTCCATTGTGTGTTGCGTGTAAAACTCCAACTAATTTTCGTCCTCCTTGAATCGCAGAACCACTAACTACTATACCAGCTGCTCTTGTATGTGAATACCCACCTACATGACCAACTCTAACAATTGTTACAGTTCCTGCTTCTCTTAAATAATTTTGTACGGTGTAACCTGTATAGTATGAACCATTAGGTGTTCCGAATATTTCTTCAAATTCTGATTGTGTACTGACAACGGTTGGTACGAATGCAGGTCCTTTTTGGAATGGTCCAATTACTGCTGCTCCTATCTCACCAATCCCTTGTGCTAAGAAAGAAAGGTCATTTTCTCTCGTAAATACACCAGGTGATACAATTTTTTCTGCCATTTTATATTACTCCTTGTTTGTTATTTGTGTAATGATACACATATAAATATAAATAAAAATTCCTAAAGAACTATTTTTGTTCTTCTTCTTTTTCTTTTGTTGTTTCTGCAGGTATAAAAGTGTTTGAAGTCGGGTCATAATTACCATCTCCATACTTCTCATTTAAACTCTTAAACATGTCAGATTCTTTTACTACTAAGGAAGAGTGTTGTTTTAATAATTCTTCTTCCATCGCATCTATTTCTTCAACTCTTCTTTTTCTTTCAATTGATAATTGTCCCAATCTCGTAAAGATATTTGAAACATCTTGTCTTAGTTGTTCTAATCCCGCAACTTCTTCGTTTGTAAACTTTATTTCTTTTGCCATTTTGATATATTTTTAAAATGTTATTCAGTATATATAAATATATGAAACTTTTCAAAACATAAATTTTTTATGCAGTAAATGTTAGAGTTTTATAACCAGATTTTAATCCATGGTCAATTGCTCTTACTCGTGCATAATATGTAGTACCACTCGTAGTTGAATTTACTACATTTAAACTTGTACCACTATATTCAGTAAAATTAAATATATCACTTCCACCAGATGTTGTACCAACTTGTACATCATATGCAGTAATACCACCTGTACCACTTTCACTACCCTCAGTCCAATTTAACATTTTTTCTGTACTATTATCGATACTATATGTTAATGTATCTGGAGTTCCAGGTGCTCCTAAATCTGAGTGTGAACTTCCACCTTTGTTGTGAGATATAAATCCATTAGCTAAATAAGTATCTGGTGAAGTTACATCAAGTGATACGATTTCAGTAATTTCATCATTCACTTCAATACTTGTAATTTCTACTTCACTTCCATCATGTCTAATTAATGAATCACCTTCTAATATAGTACCAAGAGTTTTAAATAATATTTCATTTTCTCTTTTTACT